ATTATTGGTATGCTTGCACCTTCTACTCAGATTGCTGACTATGAGCAACTATACATTGATACAATTCAAGACCCTGCACTAAAGGGCTTGATGACAGAAACTAATCAAGAAGTATTGAGTCGTGACCTTATGCCAAGTATGATCCCTGTAGAGAGAGAATATGAAGATGATGACAGCAATATGGAAGAAGCCAGTGAAGACGCTGGCGGCGATGATGGCAATGCTACATTACTTGGTGGAGCGGGAACGCCCATCACTAATCTAGGAATAACATATACACCTCAACAGGCAATTGCAGTGCAGTTAACTGGTGGGGTAAACACAGGTAGATAATTCTATTATACGAATAGAATAAATACAATACAAATCGGTAGTTACGAACAACTAAGGAACAATTAAATGAATGAAGATACTTTCGTTGGCAACGAACAAGCCCCTGAAGTAATGCAGGACCAGGCAACTGGTAACAATACAGAACAGAATGTTAATGCAGGTGCAATTCGTAAAAGCACCACTAATTCAATTCTAAATGCTCTCAGCAATGCGAGTGGACAGAACTTTGAATCAGTAGAAGCAGCGTTAAGTTTTATGGCAAGAACATCTGCTCAACAAACCAGCGGTGGCAACGCACAGCCAGTAGAACAACAGAATACAGATAGACGCTCCAATCGTGTTACAAACAATGACTTGGCTGAACAGTTCAATCGTCTCCAACAGGACCTTTCTATGAAGGAACAAAAGTTGAGAGAGCGTGACTTGGACTCAGAGATTCAGAGAGCAATGGGTGAACGATTTGACTCCGATCTACTTGACTATGCTTTAACTAAAGTAAAGTCAAACATTGAATGGTACGATGATGGTACCTATGCAATCGTAGATAACAAGGGTCGTGAACGCTATGGTATAGATGGTTCTCCTCTAACAATCAGTGGTCTCGTAAATGAAGTAGCGCAGGGCAATCCTAAACTTCTTCGCCAGAGTAGCGGGAACAGTGGTTCTGGTTTAAGACCTGGACAAGGTAGTTTTGCTGGTGCACTTGAAGAAGGCATACCAGACTATACTCGTGACCCTGCAGCGTTTAACGCTTGGGCTGCACGAAATGGTCTTGGTAAGAATGTCGGACTTAAGGGTATGAAAGTTTCAGCAACATCGTCGGCTCCAAGTCGTAAAATACTCTAAAATATGCCAACTAAAGGAGAATTATAATGGCTTATGTATTAGGCGGTCCAAATAACGAAGCAGATGGCTTCACAACCGCAATCGCATCTTTCGCACTCCGTGCAATGCACGAATCAATCGGTCTTGTCAATATGACCAATGTTGTAACACCAACACAAGGTAACGAGTTCCTCGTACCTAACTTTGCGCCAATCACTTATCAGGATTACAATGCTAACAGCACTGCTGGTACTTGGGGCACAGGTAACGCAAACGTCCAGAACCCTTCACTTGGACAGGGTTCTATCACAGCAACTCCAGCAGTTGCTTCAACTGCGTTTGATATCTTCTACGGCTGGACCACTTCGTTCCAGTTGGCTGCTACTCTTGGTGGTGAACTTGGCGAATCATTCGCAGAAAAAGTTGACCAGCGTGTAACTGCTGCTTTTGAAGATTTCAAATCAACTGTAAGCAATACCTTCTACCCAACTTCAGCAGACGGCTTTGACCGTGTATTGCAACTTGGTGCTATGGAACTTCTTGCATCAGGTGTAAACGCAACTAGTGCAGTTGCTGGCTTCACCTCAACCGAAGTTCTTGAACTTGTTCGCAATGTTAAGCAGAACTTCAAGGTTGCTCGTATGCCAGGTGCTCCTGTCATTGTACTTGACTCAAACGGCGATGACGGCGTAGTTGGTTCTACCCTCACTCGTTTGCTAGGTGAATTGACCGGTGGCGCTGTTTCTCAGTCAGGTGGTTCAAACCTTTCTGCTCTTGGTAACGAATTGCTACAGAGCGGCAAGATTGAATCTGTATATGGTTGCCAGATTATGTTCACAACCTTCTTGCAATCAGCAAACCGTCCTATCGCAGGTCTCGGAAACGGTGCCTATGATGTACTCGTAGGTGCATATTTCGGTGACAGTGCATTGTTCACTGTTATGAAGGAAGGACTACAGTTGAAGTCAGGTGAAACTCCTGGTGGTCTCCAGATGTGGTTGACTGGTGTCGGATACTTCGGTTCTGGCGTTGGCGATCTTCGTCGTGGTGGCGCTATCAACATCGTTCAAGCCTAATCTAACTAGGGGGAAGCAATTGGGCTTCCCCCATAACCAGGGAATATAATATGTCAGTACCATATCAAAGAATCTCAAATGCAACTGTAGTAGATATTGCCTTCTACGATCCCGCTGCGGAGCGTAGGGCTGCTGCATTAAATGTTGATTGGGAACCATATTTCAAAGTTGCAAGTCAGGAATGGCTATACAAAATGGAGTTTGGTTGGTGGCAAAACTACTGCGATACTGTTATCGGTGCATATTATTATGACAATCTGCCTAATGGTCAATTGATTTCAAGTTTCAATCCGAATCTTCTAATCAAGAATGACCAAACCCTAATTCGTCTTGATTGCTTTGGCGCTATTCTCGTTTTCTATGAATCATTAGTTACTGATGTTTCAAATATGAACGAGGTAGACTTGCAGAACTACAACTTTGCAAAGGAAAGAGCCTACAATGAATGGACGAAAGCAGGTGAATTAAGCAATTGGTATGACTTGTTCCAGGATGCTCCCAATGGTCCAACGACTAAATTGGAAGAAAACTGGACAGCAGATCCTAATTACTTTAATGGTGATAGAAGGTATTTCTAATGAGTGTTACAAATACTCTTAGTGCCTTAACTGGACCATTTACTACTAGACAACAGATACTTGAAGTATTGCAACGAGACATTACAAATGTTGTTGATGTTCCAATATATGATGAGTATCCTAGTGATACTAGTAAAGTAAGATATGGTCTGTATGTATCTGCACCAGATACAGTAAGCAGGTCGGTCAATCAATTAGCAGTTCAATACTGTGGATACATTTATGAAGAAGTAGATGAGTTTGATGTACTGTTTGTCTCATTTCAAGAAGATCCACTAGCCCCCACAGTTAATGCTATCGTTAGAAATATTCTAACAAGTGTTAAAGATGACGGGACTCAATTGTTTGACGGTTACTTTAGCCGAACATTTGATCAGACATTTGAGTATGGACCAACTAGAGCAGAAATATATACCTGGGTTTTTAGTTTAACTAGACTTGATTTTAACACATAACGCCAACTAAGGAGAAATTACAATGGCAAGAATTACCACGAATACAACTGGTACACAGCCTACTTTATATGTAAGCACTGATACCGCAAATGTCGCAAACGCCGCTTTAAGCGTAATCTGTTTGCAAGACATTACCATCACTAACTCAACTGGTATCTTCAGTTGGACAGACTTCTGCTCAATTGATACCAACAAAGTTACTACTCCAGCAGACAACGAAATTACAACCAATGTAGTTTTAGACGCTGAAAACTGGTTCGGTAACGCAAGTGCTAGTAACACAACCGCTGAATACAACGGCGTTTCAGGTCTCTCAATCAACAAGATTCCTGTTTCGTTCCAGATTGTTATGAACGGCAACAACACTGCAAACAGTGCTTTCTATTATGAAGGCGTTGGATATATTTCTGCGCTTGCACCAACTGTAAGCCCAGAAGCACCTGTTTGGGTGTCTCCGTTGACTATCGCTGTTGACGGCGCGTTCACTACCGGTCAAATCTAATGAACTGGGGGAGGTAAAACTCCCCCTTTTCTAACAAATGAAAGATGAGACAATGAGTGACGAAAACATTTGGTTAAAGACCGACGAACAAAAATTGCGTAGTCTAATCGCAGATGAAGCAAAAATGATGCCTATGCTAGATAATATGCAGGCAACTATCAAACAATTAAAAGCAAAGCAAACATTCCGTCTTGCATTGCTCAATCAACTGTTAGAATCAAGCGATTCTAACTAAATATCAGTGAAAACAAATTAAGGAGAAAACAAATGAAACTTTCACAACTTAGCAAAGAACCCCAACTAATTGAAATCTCTATTGACGATGAAGAAATTGTCAAAGAGTACGGTGAACCTCTAGTGTTTTACACTTGGGACCGTCAGCCAATGGATGTGTTTACACGCCTAGCAAATCAGGGCGAAAAGGCAGATATTGGTGAATTACTTGATATCGTTAGAACTTTAGTTCTTGATGAAGATGGCAAAGAGATTCTAACTCAGAAATCTACTTTACCTACTCCTATTTTGATGCAAGTTATTAATAAAGTTATTGCCCAATTGGGAAAGTAACAGATGATGATATTCCCGTTGATTCGCCTAAGATGTTATCTATTATGCAAATTGACGGTCTTGGTAAACGATATGGTATGTTACCGAGTGAAGTGTTAAGACAAGCAGATACCTTTGATCTTTATATCATTGATGCTGCATTAACATATGAGAACTATCAGCATAAAAAAGCCATAAACAAAGGTCAAGTACCTGTAGAAGCATACAGTAATGATCAATTGTTAGAAATGTTTAACAAAGGTAAAGAGAATGGCCAAAACCCGATTGCGAATAGTAAAAAATGAGATTACTCCTAGTTTACGCCGCATCAGTGATGGGCTAAAGAAATTACCTAGTGAGGCATACACCTTCTTTAAAGAAGGGACGCCAGTTAAAACAGGCAATGCTCGTCGTAGAACACGGTTGCAGGGGGAAGTAATCAAGGCTGACTATGATTATGCAACCGTGTTAGACGCTGGCAAAAGTCGTCAAGCACCTGAGGGTATGTCAAGACCAACAGAACAGTTTATAACTAAGCGTGTTAATGAAATAATGCGCAAGAAATAAGGTATTAATATATGGCGAGTTTAACATATGCAGTTGATGTACAGACTAGTGGAGCAATAAGTTCCTTAGCGAGTTTACAAAAACAGATTACTGGTATTGGAACAGCGGCTCTTGCAACAGGTGCTGTTGCTGCCGGTGCCTTCGCACTTAAAGGTATCGTTAATACTACTAGAGAACTTGAAGAACTTCGTGGTGCATTTACAACAGTTACTGGTGATGCAGCAAAAAGCGCACAAGAGTTTGATAGAGTTAGAGAACTTTCAATGCAATTGGGTACAAACCAAAGAGCATTAAGTGAAACTTATGTTAAACTTGCTAACTCTGGCATTAAGCCAACTAATGGTATATTGACTACACTTGTTGATGTTAGTAAAAACGCAACAGACCAATTCGGTGCATTAACTGCTGCTGCTGACTTATTCAGTAGAACTGTTTCAGGTGGTTTAGGTCTTGAAGACTTGAACAGATTGCAAGATAGAGGTATTCCTGTCTTCAAAATATTACAAGAACAATTAGGCTTATCTCGTCTTGAAATTGCTAAGTTTGGTAAAACTGCCGAGGGCGCAGAAAAGATTCGCCAAGCATTGTATAAAGGCTTCCAAGAACAGTTTGGCGGAACTGCTGTAAGAGAATTAACTTCTATTAACAGTCAATTAGAAGTACTACAAACTATTACTGATGCTACTAAAGAAAGTTTTGGTAAAGGATTAGTTGATGCTATAGGCAAGAGCGTAGGGACAGTCGGTCAACTTAGCGGTGGACTACAGGCAGTTGCTAAAGCAATGGGTGAAGCCTTGGGTGGAGCAATTGTATTTTTAATTAATAACTTAAATATCATTATTCCTCTTGTAACAGCATTAGCAAGTGCCTGGGCAGCAGTAAAGTTGTTTACATTGGCTCAAGGTATTCTTGCAATGGCTACGGCTTTTAAAGCACTGACTATGGCAATGATGCGTAATCCGATTACTATCATTGCTGTTGGCGTTGCAGCATTGATTGCTGGATTTGTTGCATTAGTACAGCAAACAGGTAGTGTGGGCAATGCGCTTAAAACCTTAGGCAACATCGGTATTAAGATGATTAATACATTAGTTAATGCTTTTATAGGATTTGGTAAGGCTGTCGGTCAGGTTATGGTTGGTGTTGGCAATGCTATTATTGCCGGCTTAAATCCTTTTGATAACAAATCAGTAATGGGTGAGTTAGAAAAGGGTGTAAAGAATGCAAGAGCAGTATTTGGCAAACAAATGGCATCCGAAGGACCAATTAGTTTTAAGTTTAAACTAGATCCGGTAGCAGTTAGTAAGGCAAAACCAGCATTTGATCTTGGCGCAGGCGGATATCAAGGACCTGCACTTGGCGCTGCTGGTGCTGCTGGTGAAAGTGAAAAAGAGAAAAAAGCCAGAGAAAAGGGTGCCGAAGACGCTAAGAAAATAGCAGAGCAAATGCGTGAGCAGGCTGCTGCTGCACGCCAAGTAACTCAAGAACTTGTATTACAAAACGCTGCATCTAATGAAATGCGTGAACTTGAAATAAGTTTGATTGGTAAGGCAAGTGAATATGCTAACCTAATTAGGTCAAATGCACAAGCAAGAAAAACTGCTGCGGAAGAAATTAGGGGTCTTGAAGCCAAGATTGTTGAAGAACAGGCTAAGGGCAAAGAGGCTAATGCTGGCGTAATTGTAGAACTTAAAGCGCAAGTTACTGAAAAACAAAAACAACTTAATAGTACTTTACTATTAAATCAAAGCGAAAAAGATAGAACAATAGAACTTGGTCTTCAAAAAAATATTTTACAACAACAATTAGGTCTTGTTGATCACTTAGCACAACTTAACGCACTAGTTGACGAAGAAGGTCTAAGAAGTGATTTAATTAGAGGTAAAATTGGTAAAGAACAATATGATCGCCAATTAGCCTTACAACGAGCAACATCGGAGTATAATGCTAGGCGTGAAAAACAAGAAAAAACTCTTGCTGATTTAACTGCAAGTAAATCTACAGTAGAGGCTGATGCCTTACGCAGACAAATGGCTGATGAAAGCGCAGCGTTTGAACTTAGAAAAGGTCAAATGAAGGTTGAACAAGATTTAACCGATAGACAAAGAAAAAGTGCCCGTGCAGGAATTAGAGCCGCTCTTGATAATGCTAAAGCAATGTCTGAACCGTTTGTCGTAGCCGAACAAATGACAACGAGTTTGTTTAATAGTATGACTAATGCTCTTGATACTTTAGTAAGTGGAGGTAAAATTAAGTTCGGTGATCTTGCTAAATCTATCATCGCTGACCTTGCTAAGATTGCATTAAAAGCCGCTGCTCTTAGAATATTTGAAACAGTTGGAAGTGCAATATTGGGCAGACCAGTTAGCATTCCTAAATTGGCTGTTGGTGGCCCTACTATGGCGGGCAAGCCATATATCGTAGGTGAAAAGGGTCCGGAACTATTTGTACCTAACAGTGCTGGTTCTATTATGACTAATGCATCAATGAATAGGAATGCAGGCGTCGGTGAATCAGTACAACCAGTTGTCAACAACACATACATCACCAACAATATCAGCGCAATTGACAGTCGTTCAGTTGCACAGATGTTTGTTGAAAATCGCAAATCTTTACTTGGAGCATCAATGATGGCTCGTAAAGAAATGCCGTACGGAACTTAATAGGAACAAACTATGTCAGGATTACAAACTATTATTGACAAATGCAATGGATTGAATATTGACCGTCGTAAGATGGTTGGCATTCAGTATACTCGCAACGAGTCACCAAGAACAAGTCAAACTCCAACATTTAACCCTTGGCGTTTTGTGTTAGATATGCCCTCAAGTTTGCGTTACTTTCAAGCAAGAGCATTGCTAGAACAACTTGATACACTAGACCGTAATACACCACAAGTTATTACATTCGCTAACAACCCTTGCTTGTCCTGGATATTCAAGTATCAGGGTAGTCTAAGCACTACGCAATTGAATGGCATCACAGTGCAATCATTTGTAGGTAATCAGTTAGTATTGACTAATCTTCCAGCGATTAGTGCAGGTCGTGTAATGTTTGAGCCTAACGATTTGATACAGATTGGAACTCACACATTTCCGTTTACAAGCACAACACAAGTAACAAGAGGCAGTGATGCAACTATTACAGTAACGACTAACAGACCAAACATAATTACATCTAGTGTCGTAGGTGATACTATTATAGTAGGTAATGCGTGTAGTTTCTATATGTTCTGCCCTAATATGCCTACTTACAAGTTAGTACCTGGTGGTGCTGCAAAAGCAAATGGCGTAACAATCAACAACGCATTAATAGAGTTTAGTGACGCATTCAATCTTTACGAATGGGTTGCGACAGCATAAGGAATCAATGAATGGATAATATCCCAGAAGTAGCAAATAGTCCACCGTTTATTAATACGGCAGAGTTTGTGAAATTAACAATTTATAATGAATACGGTAACAGTGCAAATGTCACTGTTCACACCTTTAGTAGTGCCTATAAAGCAGAAACGATTGATGGTACTGTATATTTGCCACTTGGTGGTTTGTTAGCAGTTGGTACGCAGCCTCGTGATTTGCGTGTTACCAGTGCTGATACAAGTCTTGCATTGTCGGGTATTAGTGGTAACAATATTGCAATCGTATTAGGCACTAAGGTTAAAGGTAGTAAAATTGAAATCTCACGCGGATTCTACAATAACAATTATGCTCTAACTAATACATATCCACGATTCACGGGCATTGTAACAAGTTATGGTATAGGCGAAGATTTAGAAACTAACTTTAATGGTCCTACAGATAACTTTACTGTTACAGTAAACGCAAGTAGTTACAAGACTGTTCTTGAGAATCGTATTTCAGGTCGTAAGACAAATAAGAGTAGTTGGCAGGTGTTCAACTCCACTGACAGTTCAATGAACAATATCTATAGTATAGCAGATCAAACATTTGACTTTGGTATGGATCCAAAGAAGAAATCAACTACATCATCTGCTGGCACTGGCTTTGGTGGCGGCGGCGGCTTCGGTGGAGGCCGCGACTTTGGTGGCTTTAATGTGAATCAGAACTAATGAAAATAAGACACGCAAACAAGTTTGATTTCCCTGAAATTGTAGGGATGTTACATCGCTTTAAACTAGCAGGACCTACGGATTTAAGCAATGAGTTTAAAAATGAAGAATACATTGCAAGACTTTATGCCAGCATCTTAGCAGGTAGAGGACTTATATTAGTTGCTGAAAAAAATAATATATTAGCAGGAATGATTATAGGAATGATTGACCCTATCTTATGGGATCCTGATACTTTGATAATGCGAGAAATTGCTTATTGGGTTGATGAACAATACCGTGGGTCAACTGCTGGTTATAGATTACTTACCCAGTATGTAAAAGAAGCAGACGAAATGGTAGCGAATAAAAGAATTACTGCCTACAGTATGGTTAAAACAGTTAATTCACCGGACTTAAAGTTTGAAAGATTCGGATTTAAAAAAGCCGAAGAGATTTGGATAGCAGGAGTATAATATGGCATTCTTTACAATCGCAACATTAGTCGTCGGTGCAATAGGTTTAACTGGCGTAGTCGCCACTATTGCAACGAGTCTTATTGCAGCAGGCTTATCCATCGGTGTCAGTAAACTTATTGCACCAAGAGGTTCAAGTGGAAATCAGCAACAACAAGATGCTATCTCTGGTGGCCGTGTTCAGTTGCCACCAGCAACTAACAATAAACTTCCAGTAGTATATGGTACTGCATTTATTGGTGGTAGTATTATTGATGCAAAGATATCAACGGATTTGCAGACAATGTGGTATTGTATCGCATTAGCAGAAGTTACAAATACTATGCCTGGTGATACGCCAGACACAATCACATTTGATCAACTATATTATGATGGTAAATTAGCAGCATTGAGTGGTTCAAGTGTTACAAGTTTGACAACTAACACTGCCGGTACACCTGAAGTTGACACTAAAATCAGCGGCAATTTAGATATCTATTTGTTCCCTAATGGTTCAAGTTCAGGCACAAACACTGGTGGTTTAAGTGCTATTGACATTATGAGTGACGCAAGTATCCCTGTTGATCAGCGTTGGAATCAAGGCATTTATACTGCTAGTGGACAATCAGCAACAATGACCAACACTGCATTTGTTATTGTCAAAGTAAAGTACAATCAAGATGCTGGCACAACTGCATTAGGTGCTGTTACTGCTAAGATTACAAACGCAAGAACAAAGCCTGGCGATTGTATCAAGGATTACTTGTTAAACTCTCGTTATGGCTGTGGTGTACCTTTAAGTTCAATTAATACTGCAAGTTTGACTGCATTAAATGATTACTCAGATAAACCTATTATTTACACACCTATGGGGGGTGGCCCAACTACCACACAAGTTCGTTATCGCTTGAATGGTCCGCTTGACACTACTA